AACTCCACTACCTGTAATGTTTAATGAAGCTGAAATACTAACATTAGTTCCATCATCTGTAATAGTAGAATCATTTAAGTGGTGACCACCGTTTCCTTTAGGAATAGTATTATTTGATAAGTATGTTGGTGAACCTTGAGTATCATACTCTGGTCCAAATATTACAACACCATAATCAGTATCATCACTACCACTGTATTGGTAGAACCAATCATTTGTTTGACCGTCAAATATTAACGATGCTGTAGCATTTGTAGAACCACTATCTTGTACCTTTATACCAGCATATCTTTCTGTTGGTGTATCATTATTTAATATAATAAGGGCATCACCAATAATTTTAGCTGAACCTGTAATTGCTTGTAAGTAACCAATAGAGGCACTTGTAAATGAAGCGTCACTTGCTGTGATAGTATTAATGTTAATATTTGCACCACTTACTAAATCCTCAGCAATTGTAGCATGTGAAGCACTTGTAGCTGAATCTGCTGTTGAAGCATTATCTGCATGAGATGCACTTGTTGCATTAGCTACAGTTCCATCTACATTTGCACCTGCTACATAAGAAGCAGTAGTTGCTGTTGTAGCACTTGTAGCACTATCAGCTGTTGAAGCATTATCTGCATGTGAAGCTGATGTAGCATTTGCTACTGTACCATCTACGTTAGCACCAGCAACATAACTTGCCGTATTAGCTGTAGTAACGTTGTTTACTTCAATGTCAAATGTACTTTCATCACCCTTAGTGAATGTAATAGTTGCATCACTTATAGAAGCTGTAGTAAGCAAACTACCAGTATCAGTAGCTGCTGGAGCATTTAAAGCAAATGAAGCTGTTGTTGCAAATGAAGCACTTGTAGCAGTATTTGCAGTGTTTGAATTAGTAGCAAATGAAGCACTTGTAGCATTTGTAGCAGTAGTAGCTGATGTAGCATTAATATCTAAACTACTAATAAGACTACCTGTACCATCTGTTACTTGATCACTACCTGAAATTTGCACCAAATACTGAAACGAAGCCGATATTGGTAAATTTGTAAGATTTTGTCCCATTGTTATTTAATATTTGATGCCCAAGGATACTGAGGATATCTTGAGTCTGTTATTCTAAGTCCTGCTTGCTGTGCTTCTTTATAATGTGTACCTCTGTTTTGGTATCTAAATACGATTGGTGATCTGTATTGTGAACCATAATCTGGGTATTGCTCGTATAGGAAATTATTTTCATTTAGTTCTGGTAATACATTTTGTTTTTCAATAATGTAATTAACTAAACGTTCAGCATAATATTCCATTTTATTTTCAGTAGATTGACGTTTTACATTAAACATATCTCTACCTACTGAATCACTATTTTCTCCTCCTGTAGCTGATAATAGACCATTATTTCTTGGTCTAACATATATTGCTAAAAGGCATTCGTAGTAAGCTGCATATAATAAGAAGTCTTGAATATAATCATCAACTAATGTTTTGTATTCACCTGTTAATGTATCTGCATTTATATCACTTAGAAGCTTATTGTACAATGCTGTACCAATAATTCTTTGTAAAGCAATATCTTGACTTTCTCTAATAGAGTTTTTGATAAAGGCTGTATCTAAAGAATCATTCACATCTGTGAACTCTCTTAATTTAGCCTCTGATATGATAAAAGTACTAGTCATTAGATTGGGAATATATCGTTATTATCATCAGCAGCTTCTTTATCTGCTTTCTCAATTTCAGCTTCTAATCCACTATCATCACCTACTTCAGCATCAATAGAAGTTACAACATCTACTTCCTCAGTACCATCGTCGTATAGTTTTAACTGCTGTACACCCACCGATATATTGTCTAAACTTGGGTACATTTGGGATAATAAATCTTCTATTGTCTGTAATAGCTGTTGTTGATAAGGACGAATTACTGTATTTACCAACAGTAAATAAGCATCTAATACTTCTTCTCTACCCCCTAACTGACCAGCAGTTTTAATACCTAAGATCATAGGAGAAGTAATTCTGTGAGCAGTTAAAATTTTCTGCATCACCATCTCATTTAAGTTGTAGTAATAATCGTCAGCTCCGTTTTGTGGAATAGGTTGAATGTCTGGTTTGTTTGCTGGATCATCTAAATCCATATACAATAAGCTACCAGCATTATCTGCACCTGCATATTGTTGTCTAAGCATTTCCTCAATCTGTTGTCTTTGATCAGGATCTGCATTAGTATAAGTTGTAATTGCTAAAGATGGAGCTAAACCATTTTGGATGTTATTAATATGGAATCTATCAACTTCGTGATCTAATTCTATAACATCTAATGCTCCAATATAGTCTGGCAAAGGATAGTATTTTTGTCCTGGACTATAGGGTCTATAAACGTAGATCTGTTTAGGCTCAACGTCTGCTGTGCTCGGGTCATAAGACGGCAAATAAGGCATGTCTTTACCTGCTACGTTTAGGAATGCTGCTTTATCAGCCCATTCATCACTAATGTAATATCCAGGAATTTCTCCTCTGTAATTTTTTTCTGCTGCTCTTAAATATGAAAAATCTATATGGTATACAGCAGCAATTTGAGTTCTTGCTTTATTGTAAACAATTTCTAAAGCATATCCACCATATAGTTTAAAATCTCTTGCTAATTTAGCATAGATAGAATTCCAACTTTCTTTTGGGTTGGCCTTCTCTAAAATAACTGAAGGTTCTGCTACTAAACCTTCTCCTACAATACCATCAACAATTGCATTCACACACGTACCGTGAGTAGATGAGTTATTATATAGGTCAATTAAGTGTTGTGGGAAGTCATTATACACCCCATACTTAACGTATTTGCTATCTATAACTTTTTCCTGTGGAACTGGTTTTTCAGCAAATTGTCTTTTGATATTTTTAAATTCGAATTTATCCATTGTATGTTACGTAAGTTCCTATTTCGTCTGGTGATACATATTGTGTAATAGCTGTTTCGTTCGAACCTGATACAAATGCTCTATCTGAGTAAATTAGGTCTTCCAATGTTGTTACACTATCACCTACTGTAGACCAAGTTGCTGTTACTGTACTCCATACATCAGAAAACGTACCCCAAACAGCCTCACCACTAGCTGTATTAACAGTATAAATTTCAATATCGTATTGACCTGAGGGTGTTGGTACAACTGAACCACTATTACTAATGATTAACCAATTTCTATAGGCATTAGGTACTGAATCTACTGTAACATCAAATGATCCACTTGATAAATCATATGACTGAGAATATACAACCTGTAGATTAGCATAATACCCAGACCCTGTATTTACTGTATCTAGGTAAACAGCATTTTTGTTGGTGGTTTCTGATCTATTAAACTGTAGCATAAGTTATAAAATAAAAATGAAGGGGGCACGTTTAGTAACGAAACCCCCTTCTTTTATAAATAAGAATATTATCCTACTGTAATTCCAGAAAGGATAGCTTCTAAATCTGAACCACTGACTTCTGAAGCCGGTTCAGGTTCTTGTCCGTTAAATGTCATGACGTAAGCATTAGCATCTCCAAATGCAGTTCCGGATTGTCCTTGTCCTGCATTTAATGATAAACCATTTTCTTCACCTAAATAGAAGAAAGTACCTACACCATCAGTTGAACCATTGTTGGTTTCAACGATCATCTTGATTGCCACATTCTTAGACAACAATCTTACTTGATTACGAGTAGCTGATTGCATTTTGTGGAAAGTTGCATTTACTGTCTGATCGAAGAATACAGTACCATTTTCAGTTGAACCGTTAATAGTTTCTGTAAGGTCTCCAGTTTGACGAGTTAATTCAAACTTATAAAATGTACCACTACCAGTAATTTCTGTAATCAAGCCTGTTGCTCCTGAACCTACTACCGTGTCAACAGAACCAGATAGAATATAGATGTTTTTAATACCCCCAGTATTGTCTCTACATCCGAGAGTAAATCCTGAAGTAATATCACAAGTTGCCATAGTTCTGTTATTTTATAGGGTTAGACATTAGGCATTATTACTAATCCAGTACTCTGGATAAGCAACGTTTACACCAAGTTTTGTTGAAATTCTGTGACGTAATTGGTCAGTGTTGATGTCATACCATAACTGGAATTCACTAAAGTCACTCATCAAGTCAGTACCTGCTACGATTTGTTTAGCTGGTCCTAAAACGATACGGTTAGTGTTGATACCAGTAGTACCTACGATTTTCACGTTAGGTTGGAATGGCATACCAATTTCTAATAGACCACCTCTGTTCTGGATAGATACTGGGTCAAAGTAGAAGTTGTTAGCTGAACGTACTGAAGAGATAAACTCACGGAATTTACCTACACTCATGAAGAATGTTAAGTCTTCTCTATCTGCAACGTCTGCTGGTAAAGCTTCCAACATAGTTTCTAAGTTATCCAAAGATGCAGTAGTTGAACCTACAATCTGATCTGAATCAGTAATTGCAGAACCTGCTGAACCTGAAGATAAAATTCTTAATAGACCGTCTGCTTCACAAGTTCCTGCAAATACAGAATCAGAACCTGATACTGTTTGCCAAAGTGTTTGGTCGTTTGCTTTTTGGAATTTGTTAACCAATAAGTCTGAATATGCTCCTGCAAGAGCAAATGTTTCGTTGTATGATCCTGGTTCAAGAGCAGAGATACCTAAGTATTTCTTATCCATGTCTTTAAGACAGATACCGTCTTGAGATGTACGAGGACATACAGTAATGTTTCTTTGAGTAAATGTAGCTGAACCTGAGAATGTAGTTGAACATGCAGCATTTTGAATGTACAAATCTACTTCGAACAAGTTAATTGGCTCTTGGTGTTTTACACCCTCTTGGATAGTAACGTACTCCATAGTACTACCACCGTAAACCATCTTTGCTACTAACTCACCTGCTACTTCATTGTTGAAGTCATTTAAAGCTGATACGTCTAGTGCCATAATAATTTAAATTTACTTTTTACGATTTTTTAATTCCTCCATTGCTGCCTTAATTCTGTCAGCATTACGAGATGTTTCTACATTGAAAGCTGAAAAGCCACGTTTAGCTTCTGCTTTCATTTTTTTACCTGTTGATGTGATTGTAGGTTCTGCTGCAGGCATAGCTTCCATTTTAGATACTTTATCTTCTAAAGCTGCCATCTTTTCTTCCATTTTCTTCATTTCATCTTTAACTTCTGAAACGATAGCTTCTACGATTTCTTCTACTTTTACTGCTGCTTCACCTTCCTCCATCATTTCTTCTTCTTTAGCTTCTTCCTCTAATTTTTCTTCTTCTTCCACTTCCTCAAAAGCTTCAACAGTTTCAGCAGACATTTCTTCTTTGTCTTCTTCTTCTGCCATTGCTTTTTCATCGTCAGCTGAGATAATTTCTTCTACAACAGAATCTTTAGTAACGATCTTAGTACCGTCTTCCAACTCATGTTCTCCATCTGGAGCATCCATACGTTGGCCTTCAGTAGTAACAACAGTTACCTTATCTCCTACCTGTAGAGAATCACCTGGGAATTCTAGTACAAAAGCACCGTTTACATCTTTTAAAGATCCAAACGTCTCTTCTACTGTTTCTTCCACAACTGTCTCTGGTGAGTTTGCTTCAACAAGATTGAAATGAGATTTCACTAAATCTTTCAATTGTTCTGAAGTCATAATTTTTGAATAAAAATGAATAGATTAAACATAATATGTTTCAAGGGATAAATATATCCTAAATCGGAATTAACCCTCTTTATAATTAGCAGTGCATATAGCAGCTGCTTGTGCTCTTGATTTACCAGCTGCCACCTCTACTGGTATGCATCTTTGTAAATATTGGTCTAATTTTTCGTATGGTTTTTTTTCTGGTAATGGCATAATTATTTCTTTTTATATGATTCTACAAATTTAGAAATAATAAAATAAGCACCACCTGCAATGATACCAAATACAAGTGATGATACTATTTCTCCGTTTGATCCTGCTAAGTGCCCTAACATTATAGCACCTGCAAAGTATAAATTATTTTTCATATTATTTATTATTGTGGCTACCGTCACATACACCTGTTGAACTTAATCCACAAGCACACGGTACACCTTGTTTACAAAATTTATCTAACATCTTTTGAGCAAAGTATCCTTCAACACTGAATCCTTTTACTTTACCCTCTTTTACATACTCATCCCAAATTTGTTTGTTGTTTACTTTGTAAATACCCATCCAAGTACCTACTGGTAAATCAAACCCATAGTATTTAGATTTATCGTTTTCCTCATCTAAAATAATCCACGATTCAGCTAAGTATACATCTTTTACATTCTCAGATTGGTTGTGTTCAATATTCACTCTATCACCAATCTTATCTTCCATTGTTTTATAAGCAAGTTTTTCAATAGTTTCTTCGTCAAAATAAACGTAGTAATCCTCTCCATCCTCATCTTTACGTAGTATAAGTTGATTTGGAATCATTAATGGACCTACTAACATTTGCTTTTCATCTAATTGTTGTCTTGCAAATTCTACTTTATCAGTTGCCTCACTATGTTTGTCACACGGCATATACACCGTTTTTTCGTTTAGTATATGTTCATGATAACCAGAACATCCCATTTCCAGTGCACGTATCATAGCTTGTTCTTTAGTCTCATATACTGGAGTACCATCAATCTCACCTACAATACCAAAGTACTGTTGTACTAATTTTTCAACATAGAATCCTTCTACTATTTTAGCCATTTCCTCTGCTTTAGGATGTCCTTTAGGTAGCAAATCATAGTCAGAAGTATATTTTTTATTTTGTGGTCTACCGTTTTTCACTAAGTATAAAAATGCATTTACACGTGCTTGAGCCCATTGTTCAGCACTTCGTACGTTTGGTGAGTGAGACGTTTCATATGCACCTATACCACGTTGATAAACGGCTCTTAGTTTGGCTACTGATACACCATAACCTAATTTTTCTTTATAACGTTCGTTAAAATCATCACTTTTCTTTTGTAATGACTTTTCAATACGTTGTGGTACTTTTACTCCTCTGGATGTTGCTGCTGCCCCAGGTTTATTTGTTTTAGAACCTCTTCTTCCTTCACCCGGAGTAGTCGATTTTGGGGCTTTTGGTGACCCTTTAATACCTCCACGAGGTCCCACTTCTGCAAATTCTTCACCTGCTTGTCTTAGTTTTTTTTCTGCCCACGGTAATGCTTCAGGTCCACCCCACAATAAGTAAGAGATGTAACCACATGCTTCATAATCTTTACGTGATACAGCTAGTTCATAATTATCTTTTTGACGAATAAGGAATGATCTCATTCTTCTAATTGTATCTAGTGATACAGGTTCTCCTTTAGCTAATTGTTGTGCTCTTACTTTTCCTACTTGTGTAGCACATTTATTACCTAATGCTTTGTTACGTTCAATTCCTACACGAGCATTCTCACGTGCTGCCTTAGGATAATCATCAAATGATTGAAATGATTCTTTAGCAAACATAAGGAAATCCTCTTCAATAGCTGGATTCTCTACTAATGCTACAGCATCAATACCTCCTAATAGTGAATT